TCCTTGCACAATGCCACTCATGCAAGTGACACGACTATATCTGTTTTTTTACTTCTGCGAAATGTTGAGCAAAACGCTCAGGCATTTTGTCCCTCAACTGCAACACCCTGTAAGGCGGCATCCACTCGCCCCATTGCGTGATAGCTGCCCTGCTTACACCTAAGCATCGGGCAAGCTTTGCTGCCGATCCTGCAATGGCAATGCCGTCTTTTTTCTTCATTGTTTCCATGTCGTTAAGTTTAGCTGGGTTTACACGGCAACGTCAATTGTTGAGTAATTTTGGGGGAATTGTTTTTTTCCTTGAGATGCTGCGTTAAGCCGTCTTAACATGCGACTCATGCCGTAACACATCGTAAGCGGTATTTTTTGAAAGGCCTTAAAAATGGCTCATTTAATCGAAACAAACGCAATCACCAACAAAGCCGAAATCGCCTACGCAGGCAATGTGCCTTGGCACGGGTTGGGTCAATCGTTGTCTGCTGACGCATCAATCGACGTTTGGCAACGCGAGGCGGGTCTTGATTGGCAAGCCCTTGTGTCTCGTGCTTTGTTTTGGCCTGACGGCATTGCTGCCCCGCAGGTGGTCGATGGTCGCAATGTTGTTTATCGCAGCGACACAAAGCAATCTTTGGGTGTTGTGACTGATCGGTATCGTATTCATCAGCCAAAAGAAATTTTGGCGTTTTTTGATTCGCTTGTTCGCTCGGCAGGCTTCAAACTTGAAGTTGCTGGCGCAATCAGCGGAGGCAAACGCATTTGGGCGCTTGCTAATGTCAATCGCGAGGCTTGCGTGTTGGGCGATGATGCCGTGCGCGGTTATTTGCTGTTGTCCACAAGTTTTGACGGTTCAACCGCTACGGTGGGTCAATTTACCAGCGTTCGCGTTGTGTGCAACAACACATTGTCAATCGCTGATCGTGAAAGCGCGCCATCTCGCGTATCCATCACGCATGGCGCACGTTTTGACGCAAGTCTGATGCGCGATAAATTGGGATTGATCGTCGGCGGGTTTGACGGAATGATGGACAACTATCGTCGCCTTGCACGACAACAAGTCAATACAAATTTTGTTAACGGCTTTTTGACTGAATTTTTTCCGCAAACAATGCAACGCGCCAAAGTGCCGGGCATGGTTGGCAAACAAGAAATTATGGGCGATTCGCGTTCGTACAAAAAAGTCCTTGATCTTTTTAACGGTTCTGCAATGGGAAGCGATTTACCTGGGGTTAACGGTACACGATGGGGCTTGCTCAATGCAATGACTCAGTTCATTGACCATGAGCGCGGACACAATGTTGACACCCGTCTTAAAAATGCATGGTTTGGCAACGGCGCACGATTGAAATCTGCTGCTGAAGAATTTTTGTTGACCGCTTAAAAATTTGTTGAGTAAAGAGCAGGGGCATAAAAAAAGCCCTTGCAATGTCTGTTAACCCGTCTTAACATTCATCCATGCCCTAGCACATCGCACGGGGTCTTTTAAGGAAGCATCATGATTGCATACGAAGTTCACAACCCGTCTTTCAACGACATGACCCTTGCCCAGCAGATTGACGCTGGCATCAATGATTGGGCTGTCGAAGGGGTAAGCGGCCATCTTTACTTTGGCCGCACTGCTCAAGAAGCAATTGCAATTGCCAAGTTTTTTGGCAACCAGTGATGACCTGGCCTTTCCCGCCTCCGGGCGGGCCTGTTCCTTGGACGCGCAAGCAAATCCAAGAACACGCCCGCCAGCAACGTCAGCGCGACGAACAAGACCGCGCCAAACTTCCTCCAGCCCCGTTTTAAGGACACGACATGAGACAACATTACACCATCAAGCCCCAAACGCCTACATGGGCTGATTTGGCCCTTGCAATCGTCATTGGCTTAGCCCTTGCAGCCGTGCTTGTTTACTGGTGGTCAACATGAATGCAAAGATGTTGCGCCGTGTGCGCCAATTGTGGAATAGCCCGCTGGTGACTCGGGAAATTAATCGAGCCAATCAGCGGAAATGGATTCGCCAAGTGCGGATATTGGGTGACAAATGGATTGCAATTAAACACATTGAAAGGCTTAAAGATGCAAATTAACCCTGAAGCAATCATTGCCAGCATCGAAAAAAGTGCCGGCATTCATTACCGCGATGGCGATGCTGCCGACCGGCTTGCTTGGCAAGTTGGCGCATTGACTGCAAAGATTCGTGAATTGTCGGCACTGCTGCAATACACGGTTGACCAACTTGAGGCGTTGCAAAAGGACAAACAATGATTGGAAGCAACATTGCAGCCGCGTTTGTCAAAGCTCAAAAAGAGTTTGGCCCCGCGCTTAAGTCTGCCGTCAATCCTGCCTTCCAGCGCAATGGCAAGGGTGGCCGGTATGCTGATCTTGCGTCTTGTGTCGAGGCGGTGATTGACGCACTGAACAAACACGGGATTGCGTTGATGCAGCAAAACGTCGAATGCACCGATGGGGTTATCGTGCAGACGATGTTTGTTCACGAATCAGGCGAAACCATCTACAGCGGGCAATTGCATGTCCCTGCTGCAAAACAAGACCCCCAGGGCTATGGCTCCGCATTGACCTATGCCCGCCGTTACAGCCTTATGACCGCCTGCGGCATCGCGCCCGAGGACGATGACGGGAATGCCGCCGTCAAGCCATCCAGTGACGTAAGCGCCGCAACGATGGCCGCGCACATTGCGGATATCAACGATAGCGCCAACAGCGAAGAAATGAGCGCAGCCTACAAGCTGGCTTATGAGGCTTGCAAAGGCGATCCGCATTGGATTAGCAAGGTTGTCGAAGCAAAGAAGGCAAGGCAAGCACGGGCACTGCGCGAAAAAGAAGAAAAGGAAAGGGCTACAAATGGATGAGCAGCGCACCGACGAATGGTTTGCTGCCCGCTTGGGCAAGGTGACAGCCAGCCGTGTTGCTGACCTAATGGCAACAACCAAAACGGGTTATGCCGCCAGCCGCGACAATTTGATGGCACAACTTGTCATTGAAATTTTGACCAATCAAAGGCAGGAAAGCTACACCAATGCGTCAATGCAGTGGGGCACGGAACAAGAGCCGTTTGCCAGGGCTGCTTATGAAGTCACCACGGGCCTGATGGTTGACGAATGCGGCTTTGTGCCACATCCGACGATTGAAGGCGCAGGCGCATCGCCTGATGGCTTGGTGGGCGATGATGGCTTGGTTGAGATTAAGTGCCCCAACACAGCAGGGATGATTGAGGCTTTGCTAACCCAAACCGTGCCCGGAAAGTACAACACCCAAATGCAAATGCAGATGGCTTGCACTGGTCGGGCTTGGTGCGACTACGTTGTGTTCGATCCGCGTATGCCGCAAAAAGCACAACTGTTTGTCAAGCGTGTGCCCCGTGATGCAGACTTCATTAAAAAAATGGAAGCTGAGATTGTGAAATTTCTTGCTGAATTAAATGGCAAGGTCAACAAGTTAAAGGAACTGTTCGAATGAGACAACAATACGAAATCAAATACCCCAGCCGCGAATACACATTGGCAAACGGGGAAAAGAAAACATTTTGGACAACCCACGGATCAGTTTGGATTGATGAGGACAAAAAATCCTTGTCGGTCAAGATTGATAGCCTGCCGGTCGGTGACAAATTTACCGGCTATTTCAAGGCGTTTCCGTTTGATCCAAAGCACAAACAAAAACAAAAGCCCAGCTATGAGGGGCTTCCCGCTGATGACGATCTAGACACTCCCTTTTAAAAGGAATCATCATGATTAAACGATTTTTGGCCGGTCTTGGTATTGCGCTTGTCACTACAGGCGCATGGGCGCAATGCTCTACGCACACCATTTTTAGTGGCGGGCGCATGGTGACATGCACCACTTGCTGTTATTTTGGCAATTGCACAACAAACTGCTTCTGACATTCGGGCCGAAAGCGGATGCTAATACAGGGGATTGCTAGTAGGCGGTCAGTTAGACGTAGCGAGTAGGCCCAACCTCTACACGAAAGGACACGACATGGAAAAAGTTGAATTTTTGGCTTTGGAAAAGGCCATTCGTTTGTTGGACGCTACCGGCTGCAAGTACCGCATTTGCACTCCCGGTGGTAATTGGTTTGGCGATTTGAGCCTTGAACGGAACAAACGCAAATTTAAGTACCCAAAGGGTGAGCAGGTGGCGTTTTTGCGCCAACATCTCGGCAGCATTCAAGTGGGTGATGTGGTTAAAGTGCCGTCTGACAAATACGATATTGCTGATTTGCAAAAAAGCATTTCCTCGTATCTCAGCAAGACGCTAGGCCCGAAAAGCCACACTACCGCCATGAACCGCGATGCCAACTGCGTTGAAGTGCTGCGGGTGGCGTAATGTCGGCAAATCACATTTTGAAAGCCCATCAGGATCAATTCCCTGCGGAATTCTTACTGTGGTTTCCCGACAACCAGCATATCTGGGTTGCGTTTGTGTCTGAAGCCAGCAAGGTTATCAACGCTGGCTTTAAACACTACTCAGCCAGGACAATAATCCATGTGCTGCGCCATCATTCGGCCTTAGTTGAACGGGGCAGCGAATGGAAGATAAACAACAACATCAGCCCTTATCTGGCCCGATTGTTTGCGCTTTGTTATCCACAGCACAAGGATTTGTTTGAATACCGAACCACAAAAAAATTATTGTAGAAACATTGCGCGCTCATCTTTGCGCCGCTTATCAAGCCCCGGCAGAACCTTGCCCCCTGCTTTGTTCCAAAGTAAAAAGGCATCTGCTGCGGCTTCCCATTCACCGCGATTGGCTTTGATGCGGATCGTGCTGCGCTGTAGGTTGCCAAGACCTACATTGAATGCAAAAGATACCAAAGCGTCAAAGCGGCCTTGATGCCCAGCACAACCGGGAACAAGTCGAAGAACACCACGTTCAAAAGACGCGATATCAGACGCGAATAGATCATCAGTTTCTTGT